CAAAAGATTATTTTGAAGGAAACAAGTATATTAAAGATCAAGGTGTAAATGAATTTAACACTAATAAAAAGATTTTCATTATAAATGAAAAGTTACCAAAACCTTTGTTATCAAATAATATTGACCCGCAATTAATTTATGTGTGCTTGCCTGTTGCTCCTAGCCATTACAAAACACAAGCATGGTTAGGCAATAAAGCAAATGTCTTATACTATTGTGGTAGCAGTCCTAGTGGAGTAGAAAACTGTGCCAACCTGTAAACTTATAATCAAAGACGAAGTAAACGTAAAGTTTGAAGGACTTGATTTGGAAATGCGTAAGGCATTAACAAACAAATTCAAATATGATATTCCTTATGCACGTTACTTGCCAGCATACAAACTTGGACGCTGGGATGGCAAGGTTAGTTTCTTTGGACTAGGTGGCACAACTTACGTTAGTATGCTTGAAGAAGCATTACCACTGCTGGAACAAAAAGGTTGGTATGTTGAAGTAGAAGATTTAAGAGAACCAACTAAATTAAATTTCACAAACATCACAGAAAACTATTGGAAGGATCAAGGTGCTGTATGGCCCAAAGGACACATTTACGAAGGTCAGCCAATTGTATTACGTGACTATCAGGTTGAAGTAATTAATAACTTTATAGGTAATCCGCAGAGTTTACAGGAAGTAGCAACAGGTGCTGGTAAAACTATTATCACAGCGACCCTTAGCAAGATATGCGAGCCATATGGTAACACTATTGTTATTGTTCCTAACAAAAGTCTTGTAACGCAAACAGAAGAAGATTATGTAAACTGTGGACTAGATGTAGGTGTATACTTTGGTGATAGAAAAGAACTAGGACATACACATACCATTGTTACTTGGCAAAGTCTTAATGTACTAGATAAGAAGTCTAAGAATCAAGAAGCGGCACACACACTTAGTGAATTTTTACAGGACGTTCGTTGTGTTATTGTTGACGAAGTGCATCAAGCAAAAGCAGATGTGCTTAAACAGTTGCTAACACAAAATTTTGCACACGTTCCTATTCGTTGGGGACTAACAGGTACTATTCCAAAAGAACAGTTTGAGTTTCAAGGCATTAAGGCAGGACTAGGCGAAGTTATCAATCATATTTCAGCACACGATCTACAACAAAAAGGTGTGCTTGCTAATTGTCATGTGAACATTGTACAAACAGATGATGTACAAGAGTTTTCAAACTATCAGGAAGAACTAAAATACTTGGTTACAAGTGAACATAGAATTGATTGGATTAGCAAACTTGTAGACAAAATCAAAAACTCCGGCAATACATTAATATTGGTCGATCGTATCTCAGCAGGTAAAATGCTAGAAGAAAGACTAGAAGGTTCCGTGTTTGTGTCAGGAGAAACAAAAGGAACTGACAGAAAGGAACACTATGATTCCATTAAAGAAAGTACCAATAAGATTATTATTGCTACTTATGGAGTTGCCGCGGTGGGTATTAATATTCCTCGCATCTTTAACTTGGTTCTCATTGAGCCTGGTAAGTCTTTTGTTCGCGTTATTCAGTCTATCGGCAGAGGAATTAGAAAGGCTGAAGATAAAGATTTCGTCCAGATATGGGACTTAACCAGTAGATGTAAATTTGCTAAACGGCATCTTACACAACGTAAAAAATATTATAAAGAAGCGAACTATCCTTTCACTTTAGAAAAGATAGCAATCGACTAGGAGAACAAATGCAAATACTAACATTAGAAAATGAATACTTTGATCTAAACACTTTGCCAAAAGAGATAGACAAAGACATACGCTATAGCGTTTTAGATAATTCAGATCCTAAGGATCCTGATTATTTCTTTATGCCTTTGATCTATCTGGAAAGTTTTAGTTCACCAGCGGTTGTGCTACAGATTGGAAATCATCAAGTGCAGATGCCATTAGAATGGAGCATGGTTGTTGGTAACAGTGATGTGGGTGATCTAGAAGTACTACCACTTACAAGTTTAAATGACAGAGGGTTCGAAGCCTTTGTATTCAATCCATTAACAAGCAGTCGTCCTGAATTTTTGCCTGTTGATGTAATTAACGTATATCAGGACGTAAAGTTTTACTTTCCTAAACTTAAAAATGGACAGTTGTTAACAACACCAATAGAAAAGAAAAAAGAACCACAGTGTGCGTTCTTTGTTAAGGAAGTAAGCAGACAAAGCGAAACTATTGATTTTAGTCTCGTATGGTAACAGGAGAAAGGTATAATGACCATGAAAGCAGGTAAGATATGGGGTCAAACAGAATTGATTCACGCTAACGGTGTATTAGAATTCCACCGCATTGAATTCAAAAAAGGGTTTAAATGTTCAGAACATGAACACAAGTACAAGTGGAACGGCTTCTTTGTGGAGTCGGGCAAGATGATTGTGCGTGTATGGCAAAGTGATGATCAAGAAGGACTAGTAGATGAAACCGTTCTTGGTCCTGGTGATTTTACACAAGTAAAGCCAGGAAAAGTTCATCAGTTCGAAGGTTTAGAAGATGGTGTAGCATTTGAACTGTATTGGGCAGAATTTAATCATGACGATATTGTTAGACGAACTGTAGGAACAAAAGTAAAATAATGCTAAATTTTAAAACACAAGACAACAAGGTAATTACATTTTGGAGCACACACGAGGGACTTGAAAAGGTTATCCCTATTAGACGTGCTACGGATTTTATACCGTCTTGGTTTAAAAATATGCCACACTTCAGTGGAATAGGCGAAGAGAGAATTGAAGACCAAGGAACATTTAGACGTTGTCCTGCTATCGTTGATATGTTTGCAAATGCATATGTTGTTCCTTTATGGTGTGATTTAGAATTAGAAATCAGCGAACAAGGCTTTAGATATAAAGCAAGTAATCCAGATTTTGTTTTTGAGGGACATCATAAAGCACAGTTTTTAGATCATGTAAAAACAGATTATACATTTATTCTAAAAGCAGTTTGTCCTTGGAAAGTAAAAACACCTCCGGGATATAATGTATTACAATTACCAATGTTTTATCATTATGATCAACCATTTGATGTACTGCCTGGTGCTATATACAGTGATATTCATCATGCTATGAATCAACAAATGGCTATAAAAGGTTATGGAAGATTTACATTAGAAAAAGGTACACCATTGGCTATGTATATGCCAGTTAAGCGTGAATCATTCAAACTTAATGTAAGTGAAAATACAGAAGAATTAAAACAAGTCTATAAACTTAATGAACTTAATATAAAAAGTAAATTTATTAATGCGTATAGAGATATGAAAAAAAGATATTTGAAAGACTAATGGTTAAGATATATGAGTCACCTGATGGGGGAGAAACTGTATACGAAAGAGATTTAGAAACGGGTGAACGTATATGTGTTGAAAAACCAAAACGTCCAGAATGGTTTTTGGATGACTATGAATGGTATGAAATAAAAGAATTAGCCGAAGAGGGCAACAAAACATTGCAAAATTTATTAAAAGAAGTTAAACTAGTATACAACTTGAGTAAAGAGTCCGAAGAAATATATGACGATTGAACACGTTGAAGAATTTTGGGAATTCATATGCTGGAACTGCAAGTGGAAGGGTGTTGCCCAAGAACTAGGACAAGACGAAACACTGCACGAATACTGGCATTGTCCAAAATGTAAAAGTGTTGATATTGAACAAGTGGGTTGGCACAAAGGGAATAAAAAATATCGTGGCTGAAAAGAAAAAATTTCTAGATTTAAAAGCAATGCTTAGTGCTGTGGACCGCCGTGACAAGGAATGGTATAACAGATTAGATAGCGAAGATAAAAAGTTATTTGCTCCTTTTATTGCTATGCGATATGTAAGCAGTGTTAAAGGTGATAGATTCTTTCAAGAACACTATCTAGAAATGTGCAATGAATTTGTAAACAAACATCACTGGACACTAAGCAAAAACCACAAAGGGTTACTTTGGAAACTTATGGCAATGTGCGGTGCTTATGAAAACTTCTTTCATCAATATCAAGCGGCGCCAAAAAAGCAAACAAAGAATAAATTTACACAAATCTTGCTAGACAAGAATCCTAATATGAAGATGGAAGATGCAGAGTTACTATCAAGTATTATGTCAAAGAAGGAACAAGATCAATACGTTAAAGACCATGATCCAAACAGTTGAACAACCATTCGATTGCGTACACTGCGGTAAGGCGTTTCAAAAAGAAAAAACGCTTATGGCCCATATGTGTGAACCTAAACGTAGACATCTACAAAAAGATGAAAAGCGTGTTCAGGTTGGCTTTCTAGCGTTCAACAAGTTTTATGTAATGGTTCAACGTAGCAAACCTAGAACTTATGCAGACTTTTGTAAAAGCAGTTACTACAATGCGTTTGTTAAGTTTGGCAGTTTTGTAAGTAATATTAATCCAATATATCCAGAAAAATTTATTGACTTTGTAATTAAATCAAATGTAAAACTTGATCATTGGTGTCGTGATGAACTGTATGATACCTATATGTTTGAAATGATTAAAATAGAACCAACAGAAGCGGCATTAGAGCGTAGTGTTCAAACTATGTTAGAATGGGCAGAAAAACAAGACGCACAATACAACGATTATTTTAGATATTGTAACTTGAACAGAGCGGTAAATGATATTAGAAACGGACTAATTAGTCCCTGGTTACTACTGAATTCTACAACAGGTAAAGAAATGTTAAGCAAGTTCAATGATGAACAATTAGCAATTATTGAACCAACGTTGGATATTCCTTATTGGAGGAAAACATTCAAAGCAAAGCCTGCTGATGTAGAATTAACCAAAGAAATAATCAAGGAGGCTAAAATTGACTGATGAAAAAACTGTAATAACCAATTTTAGAAATGGTGAACCGATTGATCGTTTATATGGCGGTGAACATTTGCGTTTGTGCTTGATTCAACAGGACGGCACAGAATACAAAGGAAAAATTTACAAAAAAAGTATATTGGAACAAAGCATTTTGGACGGATCAAATTTTCGGACATATGTATACGTCACAGAGGACAATAGAGTATTTGACAGAAGCGGATTTCCAGTATATAATATAGTTGTAAATGATGTTGATGTTGATGAAACTAATGATATGGAGGATGAACTAGATGCTTCACAAGATTAGCCAATTATGCGACAAAGTAAATGTTATGTACCAACGTAGCGTAAATTTACGTAAATTAAAATATGACATTCCCAAAGAAGTCAGAACCCCAGAACAAGAGATGCAAATCAATATGTTAGTGGATGATATACAAGCACTAGCACGAGATATAGCATACGATAGACTACCATATGCCAAAGATACCGAGAAAGACAACTCATAAAAACTACACACAATACGATCCAAAAATACACACTAGGACCAAAGGAGGTCACGGTTTCGGAATGAAAAAAGGTATTAAATCCACGCAGTGGGAAACAAGCGGAGCACAACTTGCTGAAGTATTTGGTTGGGAACTTCCACCACATCTAAAGAAATTAAAAGAAGAATACGAAAAAAGTAAAAAGTCAGATGCCTGATATTGATTTAGATTTTTTTGATCGTGACAGTGTGTTAGAAAAATTTAAACACACAGGTGCTTCACGTCTTGAAAAAGATGAATTGAAAAAACACAATACTGGTGTATATTTTCACAGGGTTCCAAAAGATCCAATTACAGAACGCTGTACATTAGATCACAAAGAAGCAGACGATCGTGGTTATTTTAAAATCGATATGCTAAATGTTCACATATATGAAAAGGTAAAAGACGAAAGTCACTTAAATAGTTTATTGAAAAAGGAGCCGCTATGGGAACTACTTACTCACGAAGAGTTCAGCAACAACTTATTTCACGTCGGAGAACACAGCACCATACTCAAACAAATGAAACCACAGAGCATAGAGCAACTGGCGGCGGTGCTGGCGATTATCAGACCCGCGAAGAGACATTTACTTGGACAACCGTGGGATATGGTGATGAAGAACGTTTGGACGAAACCGACGAACGATGAATATTATTTTAAAAAGGCACACGCGATTGCTTACGCACACGCGATTGTGGTACACATGAATTTAATTTGCGAAGGATTGTATGAACAATAACGAAGAACAATTTGTTTTTAATAACGACACCAACGAAGAACAAGAACTAGCACAGATTAGTTCTTTAATGGAAAACGAAGCGGCATTGCGTAAAGCCAGAGAAGAATTTGCAAAGAATGCTTCACGACCTAGTCTAAGCGAATGCGAACAGTGCGGAGATGATATTTCTGAAGCAAGACAAAAGGCAGTGCCAGGTGTAAGGCTTTGTATTGAGTGTGCAAACTTCAAAGAAAGACGTTGGTAATGATTCATGAAAAGATAGACAAATGGGCAGACGATTTAAGTTTATTGGAAGGTACAGATAGATTGACCTATCTTGTAGACCTAGCCAAGAAGGCAACTACACTGCCAGAAGAACTTAGAACTGATGACAAACTTGTTCCTGGTTGTATTAGTAAAATTTGGGTCGACGTTGGTCTAGTAGAAGGCAAAATAAAAGTTTATTATGATAGTGATGCTATGATTCCCAAAGGCATTGCTACAATAGTTTGTGATATTTTTACAGACTGTTCTAAACAAGAAGCAAATGATTTTAAAGAAGAAGATCTTACTAAACTGGGATTCATTCAGTTAGTAACACCACAACGCAGGAATGGATTGTATAATTTAATTGGTGTTCTCAAAAAAAGGATTGAGTTAATATGATTCATGAGTTTCACGATTACAGACCTGAGCCACCAAAGAAAGAACTAGGCAGTTGGCCTTTTTGGTCTAGTCCTGAACATCTTGCTTTTGACTATGTACTCAAGATAGGCATAGTTTTAATATTAATGCCTATGCTGTTTGGAGTGAAGTTTACGCCTATTGGTTATTTCTTGAACTTTTTGCTTGTTGATTTTTTGATATATCTACAGTATAAAAAACTATCTAATCTTTCTGATTAGTTGAATACTTTTTCTTTTAATACGTTTCTCGGTAATATCGTTTAATCTTACCATATGTCCAAACAGCAGTTCTACATCCTTTGTACTAAACGTTTTGATTAGATTTCTAAACTGGATCATTTCAGATTTCATAAAGATGTTTATTGGTATTTTTCTATTAGATTCCCACCACCAACTATCACCTGCTTCTAATAGTTTAAGTTTTTGACCATCATCTGCACAACTTGAGTAATCGTACATACTTGTAACGTTTGAGTCCTGGTTTATTATGATGCCCACATATTCTGTATCGCCGTGCTTAATGCAACTGAGAAATGGAAATTTTTCCTGTAAATCTTCTTGTAATGTTGTCATAGTTTTCCAATAAATAGTTGTATAAGGATGAACTCAATATGCTCAAGTTACCCATATATATTTATGAAACCGGTTATACCTTATTCAGTGATTTGGATAACGGAGTAAGACAAGGATATACGCCCATGTACCAGAAAGATATTCAGGTGGTTAAAGGTGTTACAAACACCATTAAATTCACCGTTAAAAACCAGGATCAAAAGCCACTAGACATTAGTGGTGAAACATTTACATTCAATTTAATCAACAAAGAAACAGGTGCTGTATACCTACAAAAACCATGCACAACAGTTGATGATGGTAGCACGGTTGCTACCAAAGGTGTTGCAACATTAACGCTTACAGAAAGCGACACAGCAGATCTTGTTAGCAAGTTTTACAAGTTTTCAGTTTCTAGAACAATCGGTGGTACAGGAAACCATGCCACATATGCAAACACATACTATGAAGTTGCTGGTACGATGGAAATAGTTGATCAGGTGTATGCTTCTTTTACAAACAGCGTTGAACTTCCAAACACAGACTTTGTTCGTCCTTTAACCAGTAATTTCTATGCACCAAATGGACAGATAACAGAATATATCAGTTCACTTTACGATGCACAACCAGAATACAAGCGTAATGGTGCATTGCATACAATTACCCACTATTCATCAAATTACACAGGCACACTTACTGTACAAGCCACTTTGGACAGCCAGGTTAGTGCTGACACAAGTTGGGTTAACTTAACTACTATTAATCTTACAAGCAATGATACAATTGGATACACAAACATTTCCGGTGTATACAATTATCTAAGATTAAAGCATTTACCAGACAATTCGAACACCGGAACCATTGACAAAGTACTTGTAAGATCGTAAAATACAAGTATGAATTCGATACAATCAACTATCACGACTGCCTTGCCATCTAAGAGAAAGCAAACTCCTAGTGGGTGGGTTTCTTTTGATGGTCCTTGCTGTGTCCATAATGGTGAAGGAGCAGATAAAAGAAAACGTGGTGGAGTGATGTTCAACGCAGACGGCACGGTGAGTTATCACTGTTTCAACTGTGGTTATACGGCATCATATATTCCTGGTAGAAATCTTACATATAAAATGAGAAAACTATTAGGTTGGTTTGGAATGCCAGATTCAGAAATAACCAAACTTGCTTTGGAGGCACTGCGAATTAAGGAGGAGTCCGTCGTAGACGGAAACGAATCTCATATACAGTTGCCTATTTTTGAAACTAGAGAACTGCCAGTCGGCGCACGATCGTTTGATGCAGTACATGACTGGAAAGCACTCGAACCAAGTGGATTGGATCCTGAATTCATCAGAGCCGTTGAATATGTTGTTGATGGGCGTGGCCTTGACTTAGAGGACTATGACTTTATGTGGACCCCAGAAGGATCATATAAAACAAGGCTGATAGTTCCTTTTTATTATCAAGGGGACATAGTCGGATACACTGCTCGTAAACTAGGCGACGGCTCACCCAAATACATTACAGACAGTCAACCAGGATATGTTTTTAACTTGGATAGTCAGGGTTGGGATAGAAAGTTTGTAATCGTGGTGGAAGGACCGTTTGATGCTATTAGTGTAAGCGGTGTTGCTGTGTTGCGTAACGAAGTAAATGAGCAACAGGCAATGCTTATTAATGCACTGCAAAGAGAAGTGGTTGTGGTTCCTGACAAGGATCAAAGTGGACAACAACTAGTGGATGACGCAGTTAAATATGGATGGAGTGTTAGTTTTCCAGAGTGGCCTGATAATGATATCAAGGACGTTGCTGATGCTGTAAAAAGGTATGGAAAAATATATACCATGCAAAAGATTGTTAACTCAAAAGCAAATGGAATAAAAATACAAATATTGGCAAAAACATACTTTACAGAAAAGCAATAAAGGTAGTATAATATAAGAATGCAAGACTTTAATCAAGACATACAGAAATTATTTTTAGAAATGTTTTTAGCAGACGCTGAAGCATTTGTGCGTTGCCAAGGTATTTTTGAAAGCGAAAACTTTGATCAGAAACTTAGAGAAAGTGCTGAGTTTATCAAGAAGTATGTTGATGAATATAAGGTTATGCCTGAATTGGAAATTGTAAACAGTGCTTGTGGTACACAGTTTAAAGATGCAAGCAGTGTAGGAACAGAGCATACCAATTGGTTGTTGGACACATTTGAACAGTTCAGCAGACACAAAGCATTAGAACGTGCAATCCTTAAAGGTGCTGACTTACTTGAAAAGGGTGAGTATGGTCCAATCGAAGGTATGATTAAGGAAGCAATACAAATTGGTCTTGCCAAAGACATGGGTACAGATTACTTTGCTGATCCTAGAGCAAGACTAGAAGGACTTAAGAACAACAATGGACAGGTAAGCACAGGTTGGCCAAGCATTGACAAGAAACTGTTTGGTGGATTTAACAGAGGTGAACTTAACATTTTCGCAGGTGGATCAGGTGCTGGTAAATCTCTTTTCTTACAGAACATGGCTGTAAACTTTGCAACAGAAGGTATGAACGTGTTGTACATAACACTAGAACTTTCAGAAGCATTAACAGCAATGCGTATTGATAGTATGCTAACAGGTATTGCTACAAGAGAGATTTTTAAGAATCTTGATGATGTAGAAATGAAAGTCAAGATGATGGGCAAGAAGTCAGGTAAGATACAGATTAAGTATATGCCAAGTGGTAAGAATGCAAATGACTTACGCAGTTATGTTAAAGAGTGGAGCATTAAAAACAAAGCAAAACCAGATGTGTTGTTGATTGACTATTTGGATTTGATGATGCCTCTAAGTGTAAAAGTTTCGCCAAGTGATTTGTTTGTTAAGGACAAATATGTATCTGAAGAATTGCGTAACCTAGCAATGGAACTTGGCTGTGTGTTTGTAACAGCATCACAGTTAAACAGAGCGGCTGTTGAAGAAATTGAGTTTGATCATTCACATATCTCAGGTGGTTTGAGTAAGATTCAAACAGCAGATAATGTGATTGGTATCTTTACAAGCAGAGCAATGAAAGAACGTGGACGTTATCAAATTCAGTTTATGAAAACACGTAGTTCTAGTGGTGTTGGACAAAAAGTAGATCTAGAATTTGATGTGGACAGTTTGCGTATTAGAGATCTTGCAGAAGATGAAGAATATCAACAGTTTAAGAAACAGAGTTCTACCATCTATGAAGGACTTAAAAAACAATCAACGGTATTGGAATCGCATCATGATAGTGGCGAAGAAACAGCACTACGTGAGCCAGGTGAAGGTGATACCATAGGTAAGATCAGCGGTAAAGCACAAAGCACCAAACTTCGCGATATGTTAAAAAGTCTCAGCACAGAAGAATAACCTCTGCTAAATAAAACAAGCAGGGGACGATAATGAAATGGTTTATAGTGGTTCTGATGTTAGGAACCTATTCCGATGGTGGCAAAGACACATATTTGTACACAAATCCCAACTTCGATACTGTGGATCAATGCAAAGATTATGTGTATTTTTCAGCCGATGAAATACGCAGACATATGATGATAGAATTCATTGGCAGTCAAATTGACATGATCTACTGTGTGCGTGAAGACAAATTGCAAAAAATTATAGAAACACCCCCGGGTAAATCAATATAAAAAATTAACCAATTTGGATATTCAGATCCAATATCCACGGTAAATACTCTGAAGGCATTTAAGGCAAAGAGGCATTTATTATGGATGAACAAAAACAAATTGAGGCTCTTCTCGATCGATTTACTAGGCCCATACCCAAAGGCAAGGTTTACGAAGACAGACTCGCAGAAGAGTTTGAACTAATTCTCAATCAGAGATTCACACAATACTTCCTACAGATTTGCGATATACTTGACCTTACCAAGGACATACCTCATATGACTAGAGGCAGTGCTGGTTCAAGTCTAGTGTGCTATCTGTTGGGCATTACAGATGTAGATCCAATCAAATGGAACATACCCGTGGCACGATTTATGAATCCACTGCGTGACGACTTACCTGATGTTGATATAGACTTTCCACATCACAAACAGGAAGAAGTTATGAATAGGATATTCAAACGTTGGCCGGGCAAGTCAGCACGACTGTCAAACTATGTATTATACAAAGACAAGAGTGCTAAACGTGAAGCCGCTAAACGATTAGGGGCAAAAGGCAACTTACCTCGCAATTTCAAATACGAGGATCTAGGCATAGACACCAAAGAGGCTAAAAGAATAGAAAACAAACTTAAGGGGAAAAAGAGATGTATATCAAAACACTGTGGAGGCATTTTAATGTTTACAAGGCAATTACCAAAATCTTTAATATCGCAAGACAATCAAATACTGCTGGACAAGAACGAAGTAGAAGATCTAGAACATCTGAAAGTGGATGTTTTAGCCAATCGAGGTTTGAGTCAACTAGTAGAAATAGACTCAAGACCATTGACGGAATATCCGGAGTGGGACGACAAAACCTCGGACTTACTGTGCCGTGGAGATGTGCTTGGAGTAACACAAGCAGAATCACCCGCGATGAGGAGATTGTTTAGAGCGATTCAACCAAAGAGTGTTTATGATTGTGTGTTCGCCACAGCACTGGTAAGACCTGTAGCCGCCAGTGGACGCAGAACCGCTAGTATGTTTCACGACTGGAGCAGAGAACGCCAAACCGATACTATTGTGTATGAAGATGATGCTATTGAAAGGATAAGTAGTATTATAGGAGTTAATTACTATGAAGCGGATATGTACCGTAGGGCGTTTGCTAAAAGAAACGAAGACAAAATTGCAGAATTTGTTCAAAGGATGGGAAGCCATCCAAAAAGAGAATCCGCATTTGTCGCTCTACAGTCTTTATCCGGATTCGGGTTATGTAGGGCTCATGCAGTCAATCTTGGACGACTCATCTGGGCACTCGCCTACCAAAAAGCACACAACCGAGAAGCATTCTGGCAAGCCTGTCTCAACCATGCACAAGGATCGTACCGACGCTGGGTACACAAAAACGAAGCCAAGC